ATCAAGGACAGACTTGGATTAGCCCGCAAACTGATGTTGAGTTACTTTTGCTCACTTGCAAGCAACTTGATCGTCAAGTTATTTTGGAACGCCAATTTGTTGAGAAGCCAGAGGATTACCATGTGCATCGCCAGTTGCTTGACCTTGAGGCGGCACTGGTTCGCAATCTTGGTTTGCTGGGTTTGACTGTGGATGCTCGTTCGAAGTTGGGTTTGGCTGAGATAAAGGCCGAGTCGAAACTTGAGGCTTTGAGGCGCAGGCAGAGTGACCGTGAGCAAGTGCAGGTGGTTGAGGTTGTCGCAGATTAAGGCTTGGCCGCCAGCATGGGTGACACCAACTTCGACTGAGTTTGGTTCGCGTGGGGCTGATGCTGTGGACTTTATCAATACTTTTGTGACTTTGACTAAAGACTCGATTGCGGGAAGTGCTGGTGAGCCGATTCAGTTGCGACCTTGGCAAGAGCAGATGCTTGAGGAAACGCTGGCTTTGGATTCGCGTGGACTCTATAAGCATCGAACTGCCCTTTGGGGTATGGGTCGCAAGAATGGCAAGAGTGCTTTGGTTACTGGGCTTGGGCTTTATTTTTTGTTTCAAGGTGATCAGGGTGGCGAGGTTTATTCTTGTGCAGCTGAAAAGGAACAGGCTCGCATTACTTTTGGGGATGCTAAAAAGATTATTGAGCGTGAACCTGAGTTGGCTGCGCTTTGCAATGTTTATCGAGATGCGATTGAAGTGCCTGGCACTGGGTCTGTTTGGCGTGTGCTATCGGCTGAGGCTTACTCGAAAGAGGGTTTGAACGCTAGCGCAGTTATCTTTGATGAGGTTCATGCTTTGCAGACTCGCGCTATGTGGGATGTTATGCAGTTGTCTATGGCTTCGCGTAAGCAACCGATTATGTTGGCGACAACTACTTGCGGTGCTAAGTATGATGCGACTGGTCAAGATTCGACTGCTTACCAGTTGTATCAGTATGGCCAAAAGGTTGCTCGCGGTGAGGTTGATGACCCTAGTTTTTATATGGCTTGGTGGGAAGCGAATACTGAGGCTGACCACAAACTTGAGTCGAGTTGGATTGCTGCGAATCCGGGCTATGGGGATTTGAACTCGAAAGAGGACTTTGAGAGCATGGTGAGGCGCACACCTGAAGCTGAATTTAGGACTAAACGCTGCAATCAGTGGGTTTCGGGGCAGACTGCTTGGCTTCCTGCTGGTTCATGGGATGTGTTGCAGAGTGATTTCGAGTTGACTGCTGATGATGAGTATGTGCTTGGTTTTGATGGTTCGTTTAGCGGTGACACCTCGGTTATTGTGGGTGTCACTATTCCTAAAACAATTGACGATAAGGCGCATGTCTTTTTGGTCAAGGCGTGGGAAAAGCAGCCAGAGGATTATGACGATTGGCGGGTTGACACTCTCGATGTTGAACAGGCAATTATTGGATTTGTTCAGCAATTCCCGAAAGTCAAAGAGATCGCGTGTGACCCTTTTCGTTGGCAACGGTCGATGGCTGTGCTTGAGGACATGGGTTATCCAATTGTTGAGTGGCCATCAACTTCGGCTAGGCGCATGGTGCCGGCTTGCGCCAAATTCTTTGATGCGATTACTGAGAGTCGTTTGACTCATGATGGCAATCCTTTGATTGCTCGCCATTTGGATAATTGTGTTGTCAAGAGTGACAATTTGGGTGTTCGTATTGTGAAAGAGAATCGGGCTAGTCCTCGCAAGATTGACGCGGCTGTTGCTGCTGTTATCGCTTATGACCGCGCGACTACTAAACTTGAAACTGATGTTATTCCCGAGTTTTTTATTTTCTAAGGGTTGAAAATGGTTGCAACAATTTTGCAGGCTTGCGGGGTCGCAGCTGTGTCTGTTGGTTTGGCTTTGGTTTGGTTGCCGATTGGTATTGTGGCGGCTGGCATCGGCTTGTTGTTGTTTGGTTTGGCTTTAGAGAGAAGTAATTGATGCTCGGTAGAGTATTTCCTGCTGGTGAACAGCGCAACATCTCGTTTCAAACTATTTGGGGTGCTGGCGACCTAACTTCGTATGAATCTCAAGCTGCGACTTATGTTGATCAGCAGACTGCCACAACTTCAAACGCTGTTTGGGCTTGTGTCACTTTGATTAGCGACACTATTTCGACTTTGCCTGTGGATGCGTTTATTCGCAGGGATGGTATCAAGAAACCTTATCGCCCGCGACCTGCTTGGGTTACTCAACCTGATGCGATGATAAATAGTGTTGCGTTTTGGCAGCAGATTATGGTTAGCCTGCTGATTGATGGCAACGCTTTTGTGCGTATTTTCCGCGACCCGAATAATGGCGAGATTATCAACTTGATGTGTCTTGACCCGCTAAAGGTTTTAATGTCTCGCAGTCCGCTTGGCCAGAAACGTTATTCATATACTGGCGAAACCGGCATGCTCGAAACTGATGACATTTTGCATGTGACTGGCAGCTTGTTGCAACCTGGACAGATTCGCGCAAATAGTATTGTGGACAAGTTGAAAGAGAATATTGGTCTAAATATTGCTCTTGAAAACTTTGCGGCACGCTTTTTCGGTCAGGGAACGACTATGGCTGGCATTATTGAAGTGCCTGGCACTCTCTCTGGTGATCAGGCTAAGATTCTTAGTGATTCTCTTGACCGCATGCACCGAGGCTATAAGCGTGCGCACAGGACTGGTGTTTTGTCTGGTGGCGCAACATTCAAGCCGACTACTGTGCAGAATGACCAAGCGCAGATGATTGATTCACGCAAGTTTGCTGTCGAGGACATTGCTCGCGCGTTTAGAGTGCCGCTAAACATGATTGGTTTGAGTGAAAAGGGTGCTTCAAGCTATAACAGCATTGAGCAAAACAACATTGCGTTTGTGACTCACACTTTGCGACCTTGGATTGCTCGCCTTGAGGATGCCTTTAGTCGTTTGTTGCCTGATAGGGCGTTTATTTCGTTCAATACTGATGAACTGTTGCGTGGCGATTATTCGACTCGAATCAATGGTTATGCGAGTGCGCTCATGAATGGTTGGATGACTATCAATGAGGTTCGTGGCAAAGAGGACATGTCGCCGATTTCTGCTGGTGACAATAACCGAGTGCCTTTGGCGAACATTGACATTACTGCCGCTAACTTGAGTGAGATTGAGGGCAAGGTTGCGATGGCGCAAAAGCTAATCAACATTGGTTTTGAGCCTGCTGAGGTGCTTAAGAGTCTTGGTTTGCCTGCGATTGCTCACACTGGTTTGCCTAGCGTTCAAGTCCAAAATCCAACTACTGTGCCTGATGGCAGCTATAAAACGGGAGAATAATGCCTTATTTCATTGAGCAAACTGATAAAGGTTGGGACACAATAGATCAGTCGGGCAAGGTGTTGGGTTCTCACCCGACTAAAAAAGAGGCTATCAAGCAAATGGTTGCGGTTTCTTTGCATGAAAACATGACTCCAGGTGGCGAAAAGAAACGTGCGCTTGATGATTCTCACCTGACTAACCGCAGCATTTTGGGTGCTATTGGTCTTGTTGACTTGGATGGCACTCTTGTGGTTGATGGCATGGTGAATGACTCGCTGCAAAAGTGGATTGACTTGCAAAAAAAGGATTTGTGGATTGTTTCGGGCAGGCCTGAGGCTGACCGCGAGGACATTCTTGCTGAATTGGGTCAACTAAACATTGAATATCAGGAACTTATTTTGAGTGATGGTTCAGTGACTTCGACCCCGATGTTCAAAGCTATGACTGCCGATAATCTTATGGATTTGGGTTATGAAATTGATTGGGCTGTGGATGCAGATAACGCTTCACGCATGGCCTATAAAGAGGCTGGGATTCAAAACGTTTATGATCCAGAGGAGTTACCAAATATGAATCTAATAAATCGCGCAGCGGTTCAAGACATGTCGCAGAGCCTTGACCCTGCCTATAACATGACTTTGGCTGACCCTAATTTGGGTGAGGAAATGCCTGAGGATGAGGCGACTGAAAAGACTAAAGCTGATTTGGCTGTTGAGTTGCGTGAACTTTTGGGAACGACCGTGAGCCTAAAGTTTTTGGCTCATGGTGCGCATTGGAATGTCAAGGGTGTTTTGTTCAGCCAGTATCACGAGTTTTTTGGTGACATTTATCAGGATATTGATGACATTATTGACCCGCTTAGCGAGAACATTCGCAAACTTGACTTTGACAGCCCTTTTACTTTGCCTCAGTTTGTTGCTGATACTGACATTGATGCCACTTTTGTTGGCGGCGACCCTGTTGATTTGAGCCTGGCACTCTATAAGGCTATTGAAATCTATAAGGGCGATGTCGCTTATACGATTACTTGCGCTGATGCTTTGGCTGAGCAGGGTATCTATAATTTCTTGGCTGATGTTCAAGATCGCATGAGCAAATGGCATTGGCAACTTGGTGCTGTTATTGGTGATGTGAAGCGTGACGAATATGCGGTTGATGTTGAGGAAGCAGCTGAGGGTCAAACTGTTGAGGAAGCCAGCGAGGACACTGGTTCGCCTGCTTCGGGCATGTCTGCTGGAACTGAGATGAATTCTGCTCGTTCTCACCATGCTGACGTGGAACGTCGCACTGTTTATGCGCCGATTGAGATGCGTGCTGAGGGCGATGGCATGACTTTTAGTGGTTATGCAGCTCTTTTCAACCAGCCGAGTGAGCCTTTGCCTTTTACTGAAACGATTATGCCTGGTGCGTTCAAGCGTTCGTTGGGTTCGCGTAATGAAGTGAAGTTGCTTTGGAATCATGACACCGGCACTGTATTGGGTTCGCTTCGTGCTGGCACTATGCAGTTGAGTGAGGATGCTAAAGGTCTAAAAGTGACTGCACAGTTGCCTGACACTCAGGCTGGGCGTGATGCTGCTGTTTTGTTGAAGCGTGGCGATGTTTCGGCCATGAGTTTTGGTTTCCGCGTGCCAGAGGGCGGCGATTCTTGGAACAGTGATGGCACTGAACGCATGTTGAACAGTGTTCGTCTGCATGAAGTCAGCATTGTGGCTTTCCCTGCTTATCCTGCGACTGATGGCATGGCTAACGTGCGATCATTTGATGCGATTG